TTTTTCTTTTGACATAATATAATATAATAATTAATAATAATTAACCCATTCCAAAAGGATTGAGCATTGGCATAGGCTCTTCACTAGGTGTTGGCTGATCTTTTGCAGTTGCACTTGTTTCAAAGCTTGTTGGTAATAAATCGTTTTGTCTTTGGTCTATTAGTTGAGATTGTTGAGTACCTTCAATACGTACTCTTTCATCTTTACGATCTTCAATCTCTTTCTCTTTTGTTTTCATACCGTCAACTTCCATTTGTTTTAATTCTAAATCAAACTTGTGTTGTTGGCTCATAAGCATTATTTTAACTTCAGCTTCTTGCTTGTACTTTTCAACATCAAACTGTACTCTAGCTTGTTCAAACTGTACTTTTTGCTCTGTAAGTATTTGTTGTTTTTGGGTTTCAGCTAATGCTTGTTTTTCAGCCGATTCAGCCTGTGCTTGTGCTTGGGCTTGTATTTGCTGTAGTTTCATAGCTTGCTCAGCTGCTTGTTTTTGCTGTCTACGTTGTTTTAGCAGTTGATTGGCTAATGTTAAATTTTTAACTTCTCTAATGTCTATAGCGTCCTCTAGATCAATACCACCAGTTTTTAAAGCTATTTGTATATTTTCTTCTAATTTAGCTTTTTCTTCATCGTCTGGCTCAAGATCTAAAAATATACCAAAATCGTATATATTCTTATCCATAAGTTCGGTTAATGTAGCCACGTTAAATTTAGTTATACTAGTTTGTAAAGCTGATCTAGTAAGAGGAAACATTAAAGCATCACCTATTCTTAGTGATATATTTTCACAGTTTTTAAGCGTTAAGTATAAACTAGCTTGTAGTATGTGTCTAGTTGCTGTATTAGAATTAGCAGCTGCTATTTTCTGTAAACCTACTAAAGAGTTTTTGTCAGGATTACTAGCGTCTCTAGCTTCATTCAACCCGGTTACATCTCTTATAAGTTGTAAGTAATATTGATAAGTTTGTATAAGGCTTTGTATTTTAGCTCCACCATTACCACTCTGTAATTCTTGTATTGGAACTTTACCTGGGTTCATATCACCATCTTGGGTAAAATGATCTACCAACAATAGAACCAGTTTGGAAATACATGTTTAAAAGCTTCTTGAGGATTGTATGTAGTACCATTACCTAAATCTACTTCAGCTAATCCATCTACATCCATGTAAACGCCATCAGGAACTACTCTTGATAACACCTGTTGCAGTTTAAGATGCGTTAATTGAATCATATCGGCAAAACCTGTTATACGATTAACTAATGAATCTATACGTCCTTTATACATTCTAGGAGCACATATATTGTAATTCATATTTACCTTAGTAGTATCAGCTGATGGTCTAGTCATGTTTTGAGCCATCTCCCATCTAAGCAGTTGAGGATGACCTAGTATTTTAACACCACTATAAAGTACTTCTATTGATCTAAACGCTTTACTAAAGTTAACTTCTTCAGGTGGATTAAAAGTGTCTGTTTTTTCTAAAGCTTTTTCTAAACCATTTGGATTTTCTTTAATTTTAAATACTTGATTAGTGTAAGTTTTGTATTCAAAATACATAACTTGTATTTTATCATCAAAGTATCTACCGTTCCAGTCGTTCCTGTAGTTAGAATTACCAGGGTATTTTTCTATTTCTTTTAATTCTTCAGGTGTAAGCATTGGAAACTGCTTTTTAAGCTCAGCCATGCTCAAGCCTTTTACTTCACCTACATACCATAAATCTTCAAAGTTTGGATCTTCAGTATATGAATAAACTAAATTAGCTGGATCCACATAAGCAACACCAACACCCTCTTGTAAGTTAAATTCAGTTTTAGAACAAGCAATACCTAAAACAGTTAAATCATAATTTAATCTTCTTCTAACTAGGTCATACTTATTGTAATCTAAAACATAATTAATAGCTTCTTCTTGAGCTATTTCAATTCCTTGTTTATAATAAAGCTGCATATAGACAGAAACTTCATCTGGGTTAGTTGGCATATTTGTTTTACCACCACCAGTTGAAACATCTAATCCTAATTGAGCCTTTGCTTTTGCTATGTATTCTTTAGCGTAAATATCTTTCATTAAACCTTGAACATAGGCAGATCTCTTACCAGTAGATGAAGGATCTTGAGCATAAGCTTTAATATCATAGTTTCTTTGTGACATTCCATTTACTACAATATCTACAAATTTAGAAATAATAGGTACAGGTGTCCAGTCAAGATTTAAATAAGATAAATCACCATTTATAGATAGTTCATCTTTGTACTTTTGAACAGACTGCTCTCCTCTAGCATATAATCTTAATTGATGGAAGTTATTGTAGTTTGTAGCAAATCTATACCCTCCAGCTCCTGTTCTAGTACCACTAAACCATTCACCTTCTATTGCTTGCCCTACTTTTAATCCATAGTCATAAGACGCTTTAACTGCATCAGGTACTACCTGATCCGGAAATGAACTTCCATAACTAGTTTCTATCATTTATTTTTGTATTTTTGAAACAAAACCATCATTATCATATTTTGTAAAATTCAAATTTAATGGTTGTTTATTTTTAATTGCATTAGGTCTATAATTATTTTTATTACAAGCCATTATAGCTAGACCTGAACTAATAGTAGCATCATACTTTGTTCTATTGTTTATATTAAACTTAGACCAATCTTGTAATGTCTTTTGATGATACATTGTACCAAAACCATCGTTAGTTATACCAACATAGTTTTCTATATAAGCTTCAATTGCAGCTGCATGAGCTTGTTTAATGTCTTCACTTGAATTAGGTATTCCACCTATTTCTTTTTCTGTAACAGATAATCTATTCCAAACTTTATCAGGGCGATTCATAGAATAACCTCTATAACCTCTTCTTCTTAAATAATATAAAAGCCTAGGTCTATTGTTTTCAGCAAGTATAGGCATTCCATAAAATACTAAAGCCATGAGTACGTCTTCAAAAAACATTTCAGCGGTTTCAGGTCTAGCTATGTATTCTAAAAAAAAATGATTAGGTGGTGCGTCTTCCATTGAAAACTTAGTTAATCCATGTAAAGCTCCATTAGAGCCTTTACCATCAACAGTACCACTAATGTCGTAACTATCACAACCAAAAGCACCCATGTGTTCATTGCCTGGGTATTTAACACCATTTTTTACTATTGTTCTACTGCATAAACTCGCTGGAGGTACCCAACTAATATTAAACCTGCCATTGTTGTCAGGTACAAATTGAACTCTAGTGTCTTTAATACCACCTTCCCACATAAATCTACCTCTAGTAACGTTGGCTTTATTATTGAACTCATCATTAAAATCTATTTGCTCATAAATTTTAATTAAATTAAATAAACTTTCTTTGGTTTCATCCCTAAACGCATGTGCTTCAGTTCTTGGAAACTGCCTATAGTATTCGTTTAAGCTGTCTTGGTCAGATTTAAGTCCTTCGACTTCGTTTTCCCAGTGTTCAATAACCCCTGTTGTAATGTCGTAACCATCTGCTCCTTTGATTGGATCTTTACCTCCAATGAAGACAGGTAATCCATAAGTATCGATGAATCCTTCGTAGTTCCATTCCATAGGAACGAACAAGCTATAGAGTCCAGAAGATGTTTGTCCGTTTCTATTTCTTTTAGTAACGTCTGAATTGTTGTAAAGTCTTTTAAAGTTTTCTCCACCTTTGTCTAAAGCATTTGAAGTTGAGCCCATCATACATTTACCTACGATCCTTGATCCCAGTCTTAATGTAGTTTTTGTAACCCTCCAGTTATTTAATATATTATCAGGTCTCTCCCACTTACCACTTTCATCATGAGCTAATAGCTTTAGCTTTTCACCATCATAAGAGTTATCACCAGTATTTTTCCANTCAATAGTTGTATCAAGTCCGTCTAGTTCTCTAAGCTGTTCATTCGACTCAAGCTTTCTTCTAGTAAGTTTAGATGCTGGAACTCTATAAGCCAATTCAGTTTTTGGCCGGTCCATACCATCTTGAATGGGTTTAAAAAGAACGGGTAGTTAACTGATATGGGTACAACTTTATCCGTGAACATTTTTTTGGCATCTGCACCAGACTTGGACAATATACCGAATCTAGAGTCGGAAGATATTGTAGCTTGGTTAACAAGTTCCGCGCTTGACATAAAAGAGAATCCAGATCGTCTGTT